GTATTACACAGACTGGCATTGGTACTTGAACTGGAAAGAAAGGTTTTACCTTCAAAGCCTCGAGTACGAGATCTCTGAACTCGGCCAAGAGGTGATGAAGTCCGAAGGCTTACAGGCAGAGCAGCTTGTGGCTGTCCCTCGTGCAATAGACGCAATGAGAGTCATTCTCACTAAGAAACCATGAAAAAACTCTGGAACGACCTATGTTGGAATGTCCGCTACTACTGGGACAGACTTTGTAAGAAGATAAAGTCTCTGTAACCATGACTCCGCTTGGAAGCGCATTTGGACGATTTGACGCCCTAAAGCGTCGGCTGATCGACACTATCCAAAATCCGTCCCTAGCCGCCCAACAGACTTTGGGCAACATCGCCCAGTCAGCCCAAGAAGCTCAAGCATTACAAAACCAAGCCTTTGCCGACCCAAGAAGGCCGACAAGGGTCACGGACGAGGCAGCACTTGCCCGCCTGACAGACATGATTATGGGTGGGCCGCTGGGGTTCGCCCCCGCCGGAACCATTGGCCCAAGAATTACAAAATTTGCTGATGTTCAATACGACCCGCGATTTGACCCGCGTGTAAAAGAACAATCAAAAATTAAAGAAATGACTACAAAAGTAGAACCAACGGCAAATATAGATGCGCCCACGGTTCCGCTTACACAATTCGAGGGATACCCATTTGTCACTAGTATGTCTGACAGAACCGCGGCAGGTGGGTTGTTAACATCAATCAATGATGTAAATTTAAAACGCCCAGTTGCGTTGCCCGGTGGCCAAGATTTTATGTTTGCTAACCCAGATATGGTTTGGGCATCTGCAAGCGGCCCCGTTAAACAAATTATGAATTATTCGCAGGGTTTGCGGGACGCCACAGGAAAAGACCCGCTTTTTATACCTTGGCGTATGGCTCCGTCTGGTGGAGACTTTGCAAAATTTACAGGCGAGACAATGTTGTCTTATGCGGAAAGTGCTTTGCCAAAAGCAACGAAAAAACAAATTGACAAAGAAATTAAAAAAATTGTTGACGATTGGAAAGGTGTAGATTCACCAGAAAGTATTGCTCAATATCAGGCATTGCCTGACGCAAAACGCAAAAAGATTAAACAAACCTTAGATGTAAATTTTAGAGAAATGGGTGGTCTTGGAATTGGGCAAGCGAGATTAGCGGTCACAGATCCAAAACAGTTTGCCGGGTCGGATGCTCAAATAATGAACATTGGAAGGGTGTTTGCTAACCGGCCAATTATTGAATCCTCGGGACACGCCTCATACCCCAAGGGGGTTCCCGGAGAAGGTGTTGGTAGAGTTGATCGAGACATCAACATTTTTCAATTATTGCCAAAGGTCGTGCAAGATCGCGGAATCCCATCAGCGACAACCCCAAGACAAACAGATATTCGAGCCTTACAAATGAAGCCCTACGGAGGAATTTTGGACGAGGAAACGCTTAGGCTATTGGGCTACTAAACAAGTATTTTGGATCAAATTGATCCGCAAGTTTTTGGCTAAACCGCTGACTTAAAAATTGTTTTACCTGTTCGGTTGTTACAGTATCAATGCAAGACCCCATGCAAAATGCCTCGTGATATGACAGGGCGTCAAACATTGCTTTGGGCATCTTTACATCAGTATTTACAATTGGCGACATAAAACCTCCTCAAGTTTGTAAGATTTTATCACTTGTGTAAGAATTCAACTGTTGTATAATTACCACACTTATCCCGAACAACCACTAAGGATTCGGACATGGAAGAACCTAAAGTAGGCGAGATTACGCAGAACCGCGGCAACGCTGGCATGGGAAGGCCCAAGGGCAGCCCTAATAAGGCCACAGCAGCCGTCAGAGAGGCTATCGCTAGGATGGCTGAGGACAACGCTCCGAAGTTCCTAGAGTGGATGGATCAGGTCGCCAAGACCAATCCTGAGAAGGCGTGCGACATCTACCTGAAGGCGATTGAGTACCACATCCCCAAACTGGCTCGGACTGAGGTCACGGGCGCTGAGAATGGACCGCTGACCATAAAGGTGGTCACGGGTATATGACCGAAGTAGTAGTAGAAACCGGATACGCCCCAAGGGTAGAGCAACGCAAGATCCACGATGCGGTGGCCGAGAACCGCTTTGTAGTCGTGGTGGCTCATCGCAGGATGGGCAAGACAGTCGCGGCTCTGAACCAGCTTATCCACTCCGCGCTAGAGTGTGAGAAGGAAGCGCCAAGGTTTGCTTATATCGCCCCGACATACGGGCAGGCAAAGCGAGTGGCGTGGGATTACCTAGTCAAGTTTACAGAACCGCTAAGTCCTACTGCTAACATCTCGGAACTGAAGGTCGATTTCTATGGCAGACGAATCCAACTATACGGGTCGGATAACCCTGACAGTCTTAGGGGCCAGTATTTTGATGGCGTTATTCTGGATGAGATCGGTGATCAAAACCCGAAGATATGGAATGAGATTGTTCGGCCTGCTCTTGCTGACCGTCTTGGCTGGGCGCTGTTTCTAGGAACCCCCAAAGGTGCAAACCACTTCAAAGACTTCCGAGACCGAGCAGAGCAAGAACCCGGCTGGAGGCTACTTGAGTTCAAGGCTTCGCAGACGGGCATACTTTCAGAAGATGAACTCGCCGCTGCCAAGAAGGAAATGGGCGACGCGAAATACGCCCAAGAATTCGAGTGCAATTTTGATTCTCCGGTCGAAGGCGCTTTCTACGCCCAGCAAATCGTGGGACTCCCTGCTGAGAGATTTCAGGAATTTGCCCGAGACGATTTACTTAAAACCTTTACGGCGTGGGATCTGGGTGTTGGCGATTCGACGGCGATCTTCGTTGCACAAACGATGGGTAAAGAAATCAGGATTATTGATTACGTCGAGAATCACGGCCAAGGGCTAGCGTGGTATGTCAACTGGATCAAGAATAATGACTACGCCAAGGCAGAGCATATCCTGCCGCACGATGTGGAAGTCAGGGAACTAGGAACCGGCAAGAGCCGAAAAGAGATCCTTCAGGACTTAGGACTATCCATCACGGTCTGCCCCAGACTAGGGGTTGACGATGGAATCCAAGCGGTCAGAAGGATGCTGCCTAACTGCTGGTTCCACCCCAAGGCAAAACAAGGATTAGACTGTCTGCGAAACTACCGCAGGGAGTATGACGAGAAACGACAGGTGTTCTACGACAAGCCGTTACATGACTACACTTCTCATGCGGCTGACGCCTTCCGCTACCTTGCGGTCGGCATGAACCAAACGAGCAACTGGAGCAAACCACTCTCACCGAATGTGAAATGGATCGTGTAAATGAATGAAGAAACCCTAAAAGGCATACTCGAAAACGAGATAGACAACGCTATTGGCTATCTTGAGACCGAGACTACCGAATCCCGCCGCAAAGCCATCCAGTATTACAACGGCGAAGAGTATGGCAACGAGGTAGACGGTCGTTCGCGTATCGTTACCCGCGAGGTTGCCGAGGCTGTGGATGGTGCTATGCCTGCGCTTATGCGGGTGTTTACTGGCTCAGACGAGGTGGTGGTATTCGAGCCGCAGGGACCGGAAGATGTAGAGCTGGCAGAGCAAGCAACTCAGATGTGTAATTGGGTATTCATGCGGGATAACCCGGGGATTTCAGTCCTGCACACGATGATTAAGGACGCTCTGCTTTCCAAGACTGGGACCGTCAAGGTTTACTGGAAGGACGAGACAGAGGTCACGACCGAGAAGTACGAGAACCTGTCCGAGGAAGAGTTATTTCTCCTCCTGCAAGACCAGCAGTACGAGATCGTAAGTCAGGACCAGAAGCAGATCGGCGAAGTGCCGGGTATGCCAGATCCAATGACCGGAATCTCAGTCCCAATGCCGATCTTTGCCTACGATGTAAAGGTCAAGAAGATCGACAAGAAGGGCCGGGTAGTTATTGAGAACGTCCCGCCCGAAGAGTTCATCGTCAGCAAGAAAACCATCGAGCTTGCAGACACGCCTTTCTGCGCTCACCGCCGCCTTGTAACCCGATCCGAACTGGTTGCGATGGGGTTCGATAAGGACGAGATCGACCAACTCCCGACATTCGAGGATCTGACCTACACGCCAGAACGCGTTGCCCGATACTCCAACGGAGAGCAGCCGGATGATCCGAGCCTTGATCCTGCCATGCAAGAGATCGAGGTATTCGAGTCTTACATCCGCGTGGACTATGACGAGGATGGGATTGCAGAGTTACGCCGTGTAATCTACGCAGGATCTACGGTGCTGGAAAACGAAGAGATTGACTACCTGCCGTTCTGCTCCATCTGCCCGATTCCGCTGCCGCACAAGTTCTTTGGTCAGTCAATGGCTGATCGGACGATGGACCTTCAGCTTATCAAGTCCACGCTTACCCGCCAGATTCTTGACAACCTCTACCTAACGAACAACGCTCGTGTCGTTGCTGTGGACGGACAGGTAAATCTTGATGACCTGCTTACCGTTACACCGGGTGGAGTGGTCAGGGTCAAGAATCCTGCCGCCATCCAACAACTGCCGGTCCAAGCGGTCGCAGGGCAGTCCTTCCCGATGCTTCAGTACATGGACGACATCCAAGCCAAACGGACGGGTGTCACAGAGGCTTCTCAGGGACTAGACCCCAATATCCTGCAAAACACCACGGCCACGGCAATTGCTGTCATGCAAAACGCCGCTGCTGGCAAACTTGAGTTAATCGCTCGGATATTTGCAGAAACAGGTATTAAAGACATCTTTAAGAACATCCTGCACCTGCTCTGCAAGTACCAAGACAAGCCTAGGATCATCCGTCTGCGCGGCAAGTTTGTGCCTATGGACCCACGCGAGTGGAGCACCCAATACGACGTTACGGTCAATGTCGGTCTGGGTACGGGAAACCGTCAGGAACAGGCAGCAATGCTCGGCATGATCCTCCAGAAGCAGGAACAGATCTTGGGTCAGTACGGCCCCGCCAACCCCCTAGTCTCAATTGGGCAGTACCGCTCCACTTTGGGAAGGTTTATCGAAGCCGCGGGGTTCAAGGACTCCAACAGATTCTTCCGCGAGATCACCCCGGAGATGGATGCTCAGTTGTCCCAACCTGCCCCGCAACAGCAGGGTGCAGATCCTATGGCTCAGGCAATCATGGCCCAGACCCAAGCTCAGATTCAGGCAATGATGGCAAAGGCCGAGGCAGACATCGAGGCCAAGCGCATGAAGGCAATGGCAGACATCCAGATCGCTCAGGAGAAAGCCGCCGCCGACATCCAGATCAAGCAACAGGAAGCCGCCATCAAACTAGGACTGTAATTGGATAAAGCCGCAAGAGCGCAGAACTTACTGACCGACGAGTTTTTTACGGATGTTGTAAAAACGCAACGCGAGTTGTATATTTACAACATTCTCAACAGCCAGCCCAATGAACTTGAGGTGAGGGAAAACGCCTATATCAAGATCCGGGCGCTGGATGAATTTGTCGCCACCCTTGAATCTCTGGCCGTACAGCCGGAGGTTGAAAAGAAGCGATGGAAGATTTTTTAATAACTAGGAGTCACAGATGGACGACAGCAACCCGCAAGGGACTGGCAAAACCGTAGACCAAGCAGCCGCAAGCATATTTGGGATGCTCGAACCCCAACAGCCGGAAGGCCAAGTTGAGGAACAGGCAGCAGAGGAACAACTCGAAGAGTATGTCGAGGAGTCCGAACCCGAAGAAGTAGAAGCATCAGAGGAAACTCAGGAAGAAGAAGAGCCACCCCGTTACCGAGTCAAAGTTGACAACGAGGAAATGGAGGTCACGCTCGATGAGCTTCTCAAGGGGTATTCTCGAACCTCGGACTACACCAAAAAGACGCAGACTCTGGCTGAACAACGTAAGGCAATAGAGGCCGACCGTGTTCGCATAGAAGAAGCCGCCAAACTCCGTGACCAATACTCCCAACGGCTGCAAATCATCGAACAGATGCTTGCTGCCCAGCCGGAGGAAAACCTCGCAGAACTCAAGGAAACCGACCCCATTGGTTACACAATGAAGGTCGCCGAAAAGTTAGAGCGAGATAAGCAACTTGAGGCAATCCGTAATGAACGCCAACAGTTAGCCGCACGACAGCAGTCGGAATACCAAGAACAGTTGAAGAATCATCTTGCCTCGGAAGCCGAGAAGTTAAAAGCGGCCATTCCTGAGATGGGAGATGAAGTCAAAGGTGAGGTAGTCCGAAAAGAGATCCGTGATTTTGCCCGCTCTATCGGGTGGAGTGACCAAGAATTAGCCTCGGTCTACGATCATCGTGCTGTGCTGGCACTTTATAAGGCGATGCAGTATGACAAGTTGCAAAAGGGTAAGCCTACGGTTACCAAAAAGGTTGCGGAGGCTCCCAAAATGCTCAAGCCGGGCACGACTGGTAAACAGACGACGGCAGAGCAAGATGCAATGAAAAAGATGCGTGCCAAACTCGCCAAAACTGGTGACAAACGGGACGCTGCCCGATTATTTGAAAAATTTATCTAGGAGTTATTAAATGACTGTTCCCTCAAATACCTACCTGCGCTATACC